ACCATATCGCATACCACGCCGGCGAAGTCCGATTCGCTCAGACGCCGCCTGCGCAGCCGCGCGTACACGTTCGGGCATTCGGCCATGCACAGCAATGCGGCCTTACGGCACTGCTGCTTCACCCACGAATCGGGGAAACCGGTGTCCTTGTCGAACAGTTCCGGCTCCCCGGTCGCGTTGAGCCGCATGTACTTCAACCAGTCGATGTTGTCGATAAGCGTCGTGGACATGCTGGCTCCTTAAGCTCAGCCGTTGAGGACGGTAGCCTTGAACGTGCTGTTGGACTGGACGAGAACCGGCAGCATCGTGCCGTTCACGTAAGCCTCGTAGCCCGGCGTGGCGGACGGGATGTCGAGAATGGCTCCAATCGGGCCGGCGTCGTACTGGCGGCTGATGCCGTACACGGTGGACTGCTTGGCTTCGGCGGTCGGGCCGAGAGCCGTGTAGCCGAGGCCGGTGTCGTTCAGGCCGGGCAGCAGCAGAACGGTGTTCTCCGGGAAGAAGGAGGCCACGCCGCCCGGCAGAATGATCTTCTGCTGGCGGGCGAACTCCTCATACGTCTCATCAACGAGCAGAACGTCGCTGATATTCGCATAGGAGGAAAGAACGCCACGCACCTGGGCTTCGCCGATGAAGGCGGGCAGCATGTCCGACTGGGCCTGACCCGCGTAGAAGTACTTCATCACGGCGGCGTTCTCCATGAGCGTGTTCATGACCTTGCGGGTCGTGACCATGACGCGCGGGCGGGTGCCCTCGGCCTTGTACACGAGGTCGCTCCATTTGCGCAGGTCCTTGATCGGGTCGCTTGCAGCGTTGGACCACAGGTTGTTGGCCTTGAGTTCGACGGCGAGCGAGGCGTCTCGCGCGTAATCCCAGTTGGCGGTCAGGTTCGACTCGCCGATGCCGAGCTTGGCGTCCACGGCGACGGCGACGTTGGCCTTCTCCGTACGGTAGGCCATTTCGGTGCCGAGGCGGGCAAGTGCCTCACGCAGCTCGTCGGAAGCCTCGGTGGCGGTGGCGGCGACACGTCCGGCTGCGATGTCGTGCTCGCTGATGCGGTGGCGCTTGCGCAGCGGCAGCATCTCCGTATAGGATTTCTTGCCGCCACCGGTGGTCTTGTCATACGGGGCTTCGCTATCCCATGTCGAATACTTCATTTCCTCGACCTCGAAGCGCGGCTGGTTCGGAACCCAGCTCACGTTCAGACCGGTCGGGTTCATCACATCCGGCAGAATCTTGCCGAACGGCAGAATCTCGCGCGTGGACTGATATGCGCCGAGCACGATGGCCGACGCCTCGGCGGGCGTGATGATGTCCTTGTTGATAAGGGCCATGATGTTCCTTTCGGGTATAAAAACCCGCCACATGGGGCGGGTTTCAGAAACGAATGATTAAGGTCACTTAGCGGCCATGACGCCGGCAGTGCGCAGATTGGCGAACAGGGTGTTGACCGCAGTGACGATGGCGGCGGCGTCGGCACTGGTTGCGAGGTTGGCGACGTTCGCGGCCTGCTTGACGCCACCCAGTGCGCTTGCAGTGGCGTTGGGCAGTTTGTAGGCCGGAGCGGTGCCGGCAGCGGACGGGGACAGCACCGTCACATCGCCGCCAGCGTCCTTGTCGTAGTCGAGAATAAGGCCCTCGAAAACGGTGCTTTCCGACAGTGTGACCGGCAGGTTGTTGCGGTCGATGACGGCCATGTAGCGCACGCCAGCGGTCGGATACTGGTCCTCGAAGCCGGAGCGCGTGAACACCACGTGCAGCTGGCTTTCAAGGAAACCGGCGACCTTGAGCTGGCGGCCATCGGTGGCGGCCGGGTCATACGGGCCGAACAGGCCGGTGCTGGTGACCTTGGCGACCGGAATGCCGGACTTCAGCCAGGCGTTGAAATCATCCGGGTCGATGGAGGCGAAGTACTTCTGTTCCTTCTCCTTGTCGCCGGTGAACAGGCTCAGGTCAAGCTGCGCCTCACGAATGCCATCGGTGATGCGGTTGATAAGCCAGGACTGGTCGTCCTGCGGCACCGTATAGCCGGTGGTGTGAACCATTTCCACGGGTTTAGCCATTGGGGTTCTCCTTACTTTTTGTCGTTGTTGATGGACGCGAACTTGCGCCCGTAATCGTATGCGGCAGTCAATCCGCCACTGGCCGTCGAACCTTGAGGATGAGGCGCCGTATGGCTGTATCCCTCCAATACGGAGGCGGGCAGGGGCTGCTGCTGTTCTTCTTTCTTCCCCTCGTCGGCAACCGTTTCGGTCTGCGCGGGAAGAATGAACTGGGATGCGTTCTTCGCCCACTCCTCGATGGCCTCGGCGTCCGCGTCCTTGGGTGCAAGGGCGGCGAACACCTCATCGGTGAGCTGCGGGTATGCGGCCTGCGCCTTGAGCTTGGCGATCTGGGTCTGAGCCTGCGCGTACTGGTGCTCCACGTCGGCCAGCTTGCTTTCCGCATCGGTGGCGCGCTTCAGGTTCGCGTGGCTCTTCTTCTCGTTCTCGCGGCTCATGGCCTGCCACATGGACACCTTGTCGGCAAGGTCGTTGCTGTCGGCCTTAGGCGTGGTGTCGTTCTGTTCGCCCGTTCCGGGCTCACCGTCCACGGTCGTTCCGACGATGGGGGTGTTTTCGTTGTCAGCCATCAGGGATGGTTCCTTTCAACTTGGTTGCTGTTACGCGGCAAGGCGAAGCCTCGCCCTGAGTTGTTGCGCGAACGCAAGGTTTGACGCCAGCGCCTGTTTCAGGTGCGGCGAAGGTTCGAAATGGTAGGTGTGCTCCTCGTAGCGGAAGTGTTCGGCCTCTCCGGTCGATTCGACCTTCCGGTAGTATGCGGTGAACACGTTGGCTCTCTCCAACATTCGTTGAATCTGCTCCCGTGTCATATCCGCGTCGGGCTGATGCCAGTCCACGTCCTTGCGGGGCTTGACATCCTTGGCGCTCAATACGGGGCCTATCTCGCTGTTGGTGAGGGTAAGCACGCGGGTCTGCCGGAGTTTCGCGGATGCGGTGCCGCCCGCCTCCTTGTAGATGCGTTTCAGGTCATCGTCGTTGAGTCTCAGACCGGGGTCGTTGTCTCCGACGATGGGGAGCACGGTGCAATGGCAGTTGCCGTGCAAAGGCATGAGCGCGGCTATCGAATACACCCTGTCGGCTGCGACCACGCACAAGCCGCACGTGCCCGTCTTGGACAGTTCCGGGTGGATGATGCGCCGGTATCTCGTGACGCCGGACTTACGGTATCGTTCCAACGTGGCATGGGTTCCGGCGATCATGGAATCAGTGTCGATGATGTCGATAAGACGCTCGTTCGCCTCTTCCAGCCACCTGTCAACGGAACGCTGCGCGTCGGCCTCAAGGTTCTCCCACGCGGACGGGCGCAAGTGAGGCTCCTTACTGGAAGCGTCCCTGTAGGATTCCACGGGGCGGAGCATCATCTTCCACGGGTCCGTGTTGTCCCTGACCACCTCGAACTCCGGGAGCTGACCCTGCGCGGTGGCGCCGACAAGTCCGAGCGCGATGTCGGCATAGGCTATGCCAAGTCGGCGCATACGCTCCACGAACGCCATATACCGTGAGGTCAGGTTAGCCGACGCGCCCTGCGTGATGGCATCGTTCCACCAGTCGGCGGGGGACAGGCTCTGCCACATCTTCCATGCGGCGGTCACGTATTCCTCGACCAGTCGGGCGCGTTCGCGCTCGTACCGGCTCATGCGCTGGTTGAGAATCTGGGTGATGTCGGCCATCAGAACGTCTCCACGCCGTCGAGACTGGTGACGCTATCGGAAACGCCGTCGCCGTTCTCGTCGCCGTTCAAACCGTTAACGGCGGACTGGGTGGTTTCATCCCATCCGGTCGCCGGCTGCACGGCGCCCTGCAGTACGGGCTGACCGGCCGATTGGTCGGAGAATGTCAACTGGTCGGACATGCGATTCATGTCATCCTCGGCTATATCCTGAGCTGTGAAACCGAAGTCATGGGTGAGAACCGTGCGGCGGGCCATCAGACCGGACTGGTATTTCAGCTGGCCGGATTGGGCGAGTTCCAGACTGCTCGTGGACACCATGGGCTTCCACATCAGCTCGAAATCGTCCTCGGCGGCGCTGCCCTCGCCGTCCAACGTCAACGCCATGCGAATCATGCGTCCGATGGCCTCGGACGCGAGGGCGTTCAGGTTCTCGACCTTGAACCGCAGCGTCTCGCGCTTCAACTCGGCACCGTTGGCGGAACCCTGCACGTCAGGGCTGAGAATATCCAACGGGATGCCGGCAGTGGCCGCAAGATGCTTGATGTCGGCGTTGATGACGTTCTGCAAGCCATTCAGATCGGTGGTCTGAGACTCCCATATATCCACGCCGTCCGGCAGGTTCCATAGTGCTGCGGGACCCATGGCGAACCTTTCAGAAAGGTCGATTGGGTCACCCTCATCCTTCAAGCCCTGAATGACCTCGATATCCTCAGGGCCGTATTCAAGGTTGATGTCGCCTTTGATGGCGCGTTGGCGGAACGCCTGCATCATGGTTATGCACAGGCGGTCGAAAATCTGACGGTCGATACGGCGCAGAGTATCAAGAAAAGGCTCGAACATGCCCATGCCGTCCGGCGTTGGCAGTTTGACCACCGGAAGGCTTTCGCAGGCTAGAGCGTAATCGTAGGTCTCATCGCCCTGTGCCCACTCCCAAGTGTTGCCCGGCTCCCATGCCTTGCCTTCTATGGCGAGCTGTGCCACGGCCTCGTCGTCGTCGGGGTCAGTCACCGTGCGTTCGTTCTCGCGCGTGGCGAGCTTGGAATACACACGTTTGATATTGCCGGCTTCGTCGCGTTCCATGCTGAACAAGCGAATGTTCTCGACCCCATCACGGGCGTCATAGCTGTAATGGATGGCCGAATCTTCATCATCCGACATGTAGCAGCACCAAGGGCTCCACGCCTGCACCAGCTTCTTCCCGCGCCCCTTGTTCACAAAGCCGTAGGAGGCGCCGTAATCCGCAGTGTCGGGGAACAGGTGGCAGCGCAGCAGCGTGTCCATCATGCAATCCCGGTACATGGCGTCGGCGGCGGTGTCCTTCACCTTATCGTCGGATATCTTGCGGAAACCGTTCGGACGCTGACGGTCGGTCACGCTTTCGCTGATACGGCGAGCCAGATTCAACGTGCCTATCTCGCGCATGGTGCGGTACACGGGAGCCGCGTTCGGGCTTGTGCTGCCGGGCACGCTCGTGGAGTCCACAAGCTCCTTGCCGTCCTTGTACTGTTTCAGAACGGCGAGCATGGGAAGCCTGCGCCCCCAAGCCGTAGCAAGCTGGGTGAGGTTCCAGGCATCCGTATCCTCGACGGTCGCGTTCCTGATGGCAAGCTGCACGTCGGGCATGGGCTAACCTCCTAATAGATGCGAATGGGCGCGCGACGCCTCTTCTCCTCGGCTATCTCCAGATAGCGGGCGCGTGCGCGGTATGCGAGAATGCCCGCGACGCAGGCATCGATCTTGTTCGGGCTGGCCGGTGATTCCTTGAGAATCTTGTAGCCATACGATTTGTCCACCCGGCGCGGATGCCGGAAATGGTTGACGAGCCTCGGGTCGGCAAGCAACGCGATGCTGTTCAACGCTGGCTTTCTGCCTTCCGGCTCCTCATACGGGTAGCGGAAACCTGTGGCCGCGTTCTCCGTGGCCTGATACATCTCGTTCTTCCAGTTGTTCGTATAGAACTTGACGAGATCGCCGTTCTTGCGGGGGCCGACCTTCAGTTTCTTCCCGTAGTCCTTCTCCCAAGCGCCTATCATCGACTCGAAGAAGGCCGCGTCGGCAAAGAAGCCGACCACGTTGTACTTGTCGAGCATGTCTCTGGCGGCTTGGTCGAAAGCGTCACGGTCAACCCTCCACGTGGCCTTCTCCGGCCCGTCCGGGCATTGCTCCAGCTTGATAAGGAACAGCATGCCATCGGACACCCTGCAACCAACGAGGGCTGTGGAGTCCTTCGACACGGAACCGTCGAAGCCGAGCGTTATCGGCTCCTTCTTGGTGACGAATTTCTGCCAAGCGGTTTCGAGCTTGCGGGAACCCAGATAACCGGCCATCTCGTCCTTGTACAGGACATGGGATTGAATGTCGGACTCCCTGAGCCAAGCGTTCTGCACGCTGGAAAGATTGTTCAGGAAGTAGCGAATCGAATCTGCGGGATCGGTGTCCGGCTGATAGATCTGGTCAAGCTGACCATCCAACGTCAACCACCCGTCCTTGGACGGGCCAAGCTCGCCATCGGTCAGCGAATAACGGCCATCGGCGCTCAGACCGGTCTTGTTCTCAATCGGCACGTCGGTACCGTCCTTGAGAATGATATGGTCCTTCCCATCAGAGCTTTTCAAGGATTGACCGTAGGCAATCTCAAGAGCCTTGGTCATCTTCTTCTCGTCCGAGAAGTCCTCCACGTCCAACGTCGCGTACACATGGTCGAAGTAGATGCCGGCACGATGCTTGATTCGTCCTGCGGCCACATCCCACGCATACTTGTACGACGCTTCAGCGATACTGCCCTCACCGGGACGGTACATCGTGGAGGTCTCCATCATGAACGTGCCAGCGGTACCGGCACGCTTGCCGAGGTTACGGGCCACGGTCTTGTACACGTTCCACAGCTTCGGCTGCACCATAAGATGCGTCTCGTCGGCAAGACCACAGGTGGTCAGCTTTCCATCCTGACTGGAAGCGCCAGAAGTGATGGGCATGATGATTCCGCCCTCGGGAAGCATGATACGGGTCGTGCCCACATCCATGCCCATGCCCTTCCAATCGGACAAGGGGCCGGAATCGCAGTTGTAGTAGATGGACTCGAACACGTTGCCGGCCTGCTGTTCGGAATTGGCCAAGCACACGACCTCGGGTTGGGTGACAGGCTTGCCCACAGGCTCACCCTCGCGATACTCGTATGTCTCACCCATGAACGTGTAGGTCTCGCCCTCACGCGCCCAATGGTCGAAACGACAAGGACCGAAACCCTCGAACATGCCAACACCAGCGGCCTTGCCCGACTTGTCGCGACCCTTGGCTCGGGAAAGGAACAGACGATTGAACTTGCGTTTGCCATTCCTCTTCAACGCATAGGCGCCGACCATGAACTGGTACTCGTCCAAATCGAAATGCATAGGCAATCCGATGCCGTCGCCACGACCGATAAGCGTGAACGTCTCAATCCACCACACCGCCAGATGACCGAGGGAATGATCGTACTCCCACTGCGTCAGCTGGGGAATAATGTCATGCGCCACCGTTCACCACCCTCAACTGACGGCGGCGACGGTCAACATCCTCCTTCACCGCCTCGCCACGGGTTTCCGGGCGACCGGTTCCGGTACTCATATCATCAGCCTCAATGGCCTCGATCTTCGCCTTGATGCGGGCGGCGGGCGTGATAAGAAACGAGTCCTCACGCTGACGAATCTCAGCGGCCATCACCGCAGAAGGCTTCGACATACGCCAGTAATCATCCTTCAGCTTCGCCAAATCCATCAGCGAAAACCAGTCGGCCTCCATGCCCATGCGCGGAGCCATAGGCCCCGTCTGCATCGACTTGTACCAGCGTTTCGTCAAGTCAAGCCACTCACGCCCATCAGGACGAGTCGCGGGCAAGTCCAGACCCATCACGGTATCAGGACTCTTCAAAACCATATTCCTACCGGCCTTGCTACGACCGGAATGACCATTGCCAGCCATGCTTCAACCCCATTCCGCCCGTTCCGGGCACGCCGAAGCCAAGGCATTCCGCCTACAGGCAACGGTTATGGACTAGAAGTCGGTTCGCCAAAGTCGCCTGACGCGACTTCTCCAAAGGAACCTTCCACTTAAACGCCGGACCATCAGGCCCGAAAGAATCAACATCGACCCTCTTGCCGCACACAGCGCACACGCCATCGCATTCCGCGATGACATCCGCGTCGGTGAACGACTCCACCCGAATATCCGGCTCGATATCCTCGGCCTCGACCTGCTTGACGAACAAGGGGGTTTCCGGATTGGGGGGATACTTCACAGGGTCTTTATCCGACAGCCGCTTGTACTTGCTGCGATGCCTGCCGGAACAGAAAATCTGGTCAACACGAGACGGTTGAAAATAATGGCCTATAGGACACAAACGGGTACGAAACGGGATAATCGGACTCCCCGCATATCGGTCACGGTCATAATGATGACGGCACAAGCCGCGCGCATACACCGTATTCCCGCAGCCGGCCACCATGCATACATAGCCGCTCACTGAAACGCCGGATGCGAATACCATTGCTCTTCCTTCCGGCGTTCACGATTCATGCGCCGCTGCTCAGCGGACTCCTGCGCGGTTTTCTGCGAATGATGGTACGGGCACAAGGCCCACAGATTCGACGGGGAATCATCATCGGGCTCACCGTTCTTCGCGCGAACCTTATGATCGACCTCATTGGCCGAATAGCCGCAAATATGCTTTGCCCCCGTATGCCAATCAGTCACAATCCACTGGCATCGATAGCGGTCCCGCTCCAATATCTGCTTGCGGGTCCGCTCCCATCCGGGATTGAACCGTGCATTACGGTTGGAAGATGACCAAGCCATGATGACTCCTTATATATAAGGGGACGGAACCGGTGGGAGCGTGGCGAGCGAGCATTCCAACGGGGTTAATCCAAATACAAGGGAGTTGGCCCACGGGCCACCGGTTCCTAGAGGCAATCCCGAGAATCGAACTCGAACCTGCGCTTTACGAGAGCGCCGCTCTTCCAATGAGCTAGAATGCCACGCCTCCCACTAGAGGGAGCGCTATTCAGTTATTGCCGTACGGCATGGCGTGAAGCCGCCGCCGGCGACTGGCACTGACCGAGAAGCTGTCACCGCCAAGAGCTGCCTCTTCTCAAGGCATCGCATACCCGGAAAGAATCGAACTTCCGTAACCGGTTTTGGAGACCGGTGCCTGAACCACTCGGCCACGGGCATTTGGGGTAGTCAATTGTTTAGGCTGGCTGACATACCTTGACCAGACAGCGGAGAGAGTGGGAGTCGAACCCACACGCCCGTCAGGGCAGACTGTTTTCGGAACAGTTGCCGCCGCCAATCGGCTGGCCCCTCCAAATCTCGCAACGCATTGCACGATCAGTATGCAACGATCTCCGGGCGCTACCCGACATTCTCTGCAACCAAAGCCGCCTAGGTGCTCAGCCCCAGTTCCCTGCCAGATTCTTGAACTACATCGCGATTGTGGTGCCGGAGAGAATCGAACTCCCAACGCCCGAAGGCAGCGGTGTTACAGACCGCGCGCACTCCACGTGCTCGACACCGTGGAAGCCATCTCAGACTCCCGCCGCCCAGCGAACCGGGGGCACTCCTCAGCCGACGTCAACCCACGCGAAGCGGGGAGTCGGCACACGATGCTGTGCGGAGATTCTGCACGACGCCGGTTCACGGGCGGTCAAACCCCAACCGACAGTCACGACCTTGACCGGCCTTACTGACCATCCTGCGGATGATGCAAGATTTGCACTTGCGAACCTTTTACGGTTTACGGCCTAGCAAGCCGCCGCATTCGTCTACTCTGCCAATCATCCCCGGCCACGCCCCCGGTCCAAGAAAACAACACCAACACAAAACGGAATCCCAGAGAACTCGACCTTACAAATCCTCGTAAAACTGTTTTGACGGTTTGGTTTTCAAAAAAGGCGTGGCCTAGTCGTGAGAGAGGGAATCGAACCCACAACACACCGGGTTTGAGCCGGCGTCCTCTACCAATTGGGATATCTCACGCAGATATGAGAAAACCCCGCGACTGCGGGGCCTCGCCTTGTCAGGAATCTGAGCTTCGCTCCATTCCCCGACAATCCGTATACACGACATTTTACTCACAACAAGCGTTGCGGCAAGCGTTGCAGTGAAGAAAATGTGAAAGAACAGCACTCACCACAGAAGCGAACGGTTTTTCCATAATAGCCCCAGATCGCATCCAGCGGAAGAGCTAGAGTCGCAGCGGCCCTGCGTCTTGCCCGTGGGTACCCTTCCCTTGGGGGGTGGGGTGTATGTGTCGGCGTGTCGTGGGGTTGTGTGTGGTTGTGAGTATGGCCGTGGCCGTCTGTGCCGTTGCCTGTCTATCCGTCCGTGTGAGTCCGTCACGTGGTGGTGGCGTGGTCTATCCGTCCGTGAGTTGTGACCTGGTGGTGTGTTACGTGGTGTCGTGCCGCGCGTTTTTTGTGTCGTGTTCTGTGGGTTTCGACACGCCGAGGAATGCTAGTGTTTCCAATGGTTTTAAACTTTCCGGATTATCCGGCTTGACATTCCCAATTGGGAATACCTATGATGGAGCCAACAAAACAAACGAACACTAAACAGAAACGAGGTAAACGAGATGAAGAAGCTAATCACGGTAGGCAAATGGACACTAAGCCAGACAGAAGATGGTCGCAAGGTGATTACGCACCAAGGCGTCTCGGCGGCCTTTATGGTCAGGCTCAACGGGACTGATTTAACAATCATCCCCCGAAACGTCAAGGCCATTGCCGGTGAATGCATAAGCGAATATCTCAGTGAGACTCAGGAAGTTGCGAACTTTGCACACGCGGTACGCGGATACTTCGCGGCTAGCTGAGAACACAGCGCGGCCATAGTGGCTGAGCTGGGGTGCAAGTCCCCAGTCGCGCACTTAGTTCCCACTGCCTAAACCTCATTGTGAGCAGAGGGTAATCAGGCGAACGTGATGATTGATAATTGAATAGTGTTGCCGAATGCCGGTTGCAGTCTGCATAGTGAGAGTGTGTCAAACAAGACTGCGTAAATGGGTTGCGCCTACCGACGTTTAGCCATGTGGCTAATGAGGATAAGAGAAGCAAGGTGAAGGCCTTGCGAGTAGTGCGCGGACCCCTGAAAGAATGGGGAGCGATGGCATCAGAAACCGCGTCTGCGATAGGTATAATTGGGCCCACTGGACTAGAGATAGCGAGGTGGGCAATGGTTGACAATTGTATTAGGGAGTACCGAGTCAAGCGTGGCTGGACTCAGCAACAGTTAGCCGACAAAGTAGACGGAGTTAATCAGCCGCGTATTGCCGCGTGGGAAACAGGTATTAGAGATTTTGGTGATACCTCTCTCAACGTCGCAATCAAGGTGGCTAACGCGCTCCGCCTATCTAACCCACGTCGCTTACTGGAGGCTCCAAGCGAGTCGAAAGAAAACACTAGCGAAAGCTAGGTGTGTGCCCTAATCAATTCTTCGCCTGACTGTGGGCCTTGTACACAGTCGGCCTAGCTCACTGGGTTTATCCCATAGTCTAGGCACTCATAGCGTGTCCCAAGGTGGACGGGATACGCTGGAACCTGTTATATCGAAAGGTGGTGAGCCGTGCCGGTTGGCGATATCGTCGTTGACCCGCGTATCCAGACTCGACATCCCGACGTGTCCGCTGATTCGGTGCGCGTGGCATGGTCGAACGTCGTGCGGTTTATGGCGCGTGAGGATACCGACCCGTTGCGTTATGTGGCGGTTGGATACGACGAGTACGGGCGTTTGCTGGAAATGGTGGCGGTACTAGATGAGTCGGATCGTTGGCATGTGTTCCATGCCATGCGTGCGACGCCGAAGGTGCTGCGGGAACTGAAACTTTTGTAAAGGAGGAAGTGTCATGTCTTTTGTTGCGAAGGGTGGCCGTGTGGTCACTGATGACATGTTGGACAAGTGGGCTGATGATGCGGATAACGGCGAGTTCGGCGGAAGGCCGGGTGCGGTGTATTCCGGGCCTGTCGTTCCCGTCGCTCAGGCGGATGCTGTCAGTCGGACGTTTTCGTTAAGCGCTGACATGTCGGCAATGTTGGATGCCGTCGCTAAACGTCGTGGCGTGTCCGCTGATGACATCATGCGGCATGCGCTGGTGCGTGAGTTCACGTCAGTGTGAGCCGTTCGGCGTGCTGGTTTTCCGACACGCCGATTTGTTTAACCACAGATAGTACGATATAGTACTAATCATCAAGCTCAATCGAGTAAGACAAAAGCAAGTTTGAAAAATCAAGAGTGTTTCCCTAGCCGTAGATAGCACAATATAGTGCTAGAATCGGACTCACTCATAACCGTTTGAAAGTGGGTGAGCCTATGGGATTAAGGGAACTGCGGAAAAAACGAGGGCTGACGCAAACACAGTTAGCCAAGCAGACAGGCATAGCGCAGACAATCATAAGCCGTTACGAGCGTGGTGAGTATGACGTTCGCAATATGACTCTTGACAATGCACTGAGACTGTCCCGCGCTCTTGGGTGCCATCCCTACGAACTTACGGACGGGTGGCCCGAGTAAAAGAATGCGCTCTATGGCTGCAACCATAGAGCGCGTGCCTTAATCGTTTTCAAACATTTGCAAGTAATCAAAACACAATCGAGGCGTGCTACATCTTAGCACGCCTCACACGGAAGTGAGGAAACCATGCGTAATAAGTGTGTCGCGGCTGTTGCCGCAGTAATCGCCTTGATGTCGTTAGCCGCTTGCGGTAGCAGTGACACGGCCAACATACCGCCTTGCGCTAACGAAGACGGGTCTGGTCAGGCGGGACTCTGCTATTGGGACTCTGCCCGTATGGGCAACGGACGCGGTACCGGCCTGTACATCTACCAAGACGGCGTGCTAATCGGCGAACGCTACTAACTTTCAATCAGATTCAATCAGTCGCGCGGCTGTCTCCGCGCTTCATCAATTCAAGGGAGATTCAACAATGTCTATTGAGGAAATGTGGGACGCGCTGAAAGATGATTACGGTGTGTCCGAGCAGACTTTGCAAGTTGTCACCAATATCAATGGCTACAGTACCGACACCATGCATGACGTGCTGTACGCGGTAGCCGCCGAACGTCACTTCGATGGCGAGGTGGCATGATGGCACGCTACTTCTACGCTTTCCGCTGGACTTATGGTATCGGCACGACATGGGATGATGGGTCATGGCCTGGGAGTCTCAGGGTGTTTGATTCGAGGGCTGAGCGTGACGCTTGGGTTGCCGACGACGTGTTTGATGGTAACTGGCATTGTGAGGCCATTACGGCAAAGGAGGCGCGTCATATCATGGCGGACACTGTTATCGGTTGCGACAATGAGATGATCGCACGGTTCGACGGTAGCCGGTCGGCTGTCGAACGGTACGCGCCTACCGCCGAATTGGTCAGGGCATGGCGGCGTATCGACATGCAACTTAACCCAGTTGCGTATATGGGTGAGTGATCGACCATGATTGACCATTACCGTTGCAAGTCGTTTCCCGTGGCTGTTGCCACTCAATCGCATTATGAGGCCAAAGGTTATCCCGTGGAGCTAGTCCCGTGGGGTAGGGGCTACATGGTACGAGTCCATCGTTAATAAATCGTTGTGGGGCATGGCGTTGTGGCCGTGCCCCTCTTGTTTAAGGGAGATTCAAAATGTCCATTACCGTTAAAGATGTTGCCGACATGGTGGAACGTGTTGACGAAAAACTATCGCCATTGACGCGCTATGACGGTTTCCAACCCTATGAGGGCATCTATCGCCTTGGCGACTGGGGATATGTGACGGAAACCGAATATAACAAGGCTTTCGAGCATGAAGATGGTTGGGCGCAAGACGCTTACATTTTGGACGGTAACGGTGTGAGCCATACCCGCATTAGTCAGCTAATTAACGAAGACGATACCGGTAAGGCAATTTCCGATTACATCAATGAGCGTTTCAACAATGACCAAATGGACGACGTTTTCTACACCGAAGCCACCGAAGAGGGTGAATGCTGAGAGTCTTCTAGCCGCCTACTTATTCCAGAAAATCAATCAAAATCGAATCTTTACAAGTGAGGTAAACCAAAATGAAGAAGCTGACCAATGACCCGTCGCGTAACGTGAATGCCGTGAGCGGCATGTGGGTGCGGTTGCGCAAGGATGGCTCGAAATATGATGTTCGGTATGTGAACGCTCGGGTTAGACGAGTCTGGTCACTTTCCCAGACTTCGCAGGGCACGGCGTGGAATGTTCAGGCCAAGGGAGTCCAGTATGAGGACTTTTTGAATGGCATGAGGTCAAGCTCCGTTGACCTTGAGCATGGTTGGATGCTCATACCCGATTCCGAGCGTATGAAGACAGTGCCGGTGCCGGTACCTACCGGAATGGACGCTAAAACGGTTGGCGGCATTGTCGCGCACCCATCGATCGATGCAAACTGGAAGTGTGAGGAGGAACGCTTCACGAGCAATGTTCAGTGGCCGGTGCCTATGCCCGAGGACGCGATATTGGAAGACGAGTTCATGGATGATGAACCCGCGCCGGATACACAGGAGATTCCCGAAGTGCCGCCGAAGGTGAACAGTTTCGCCGTCTCCTATTGTACGATGCCTGACCTGATGATGGCTAAGGAATGCCCCGAATTGCAAGGTTTGGGCCCTATCCGTCACTTCCGTACCAGCAAGGGCCGCAAGGTGGCCTACGTTGCTTCGGCCAATGGCAGGTGCGTTGTCGCCTACCGTGCCCGTTATGAGCGTGGCAGTGACAGGCAGTTGGAAAAGGCGGTGGCCGATTACGTGGCTACCGTCCGCGACAAGTGGGTTAAGGCGGCGTGACATGAGCGAGATTCGGGAGAAAGCCGTACGCCTGTTGTTGCAGGCGGCTTACGAGATGGCCGCCGATAACGCGGATAGCGTGGCGGATATCTTCGACTGCCAGCATGGTTTTATCGATGATTTACGCCGTCGTGCCATGCTGAAGCTGGACAAGCCATACACCGCGCCGGACTTCGATACTGCGGAACAGCAGATAGCTGAAACCGGTTTGTCGTTGGACATGCTCGACAAGAGGGCGCGTGAGGCGTTCTCACAGAAGTATTCCACCGCGTATGACCGGTATGAGTGCGCTATCGGCTGGTGCATCGACGACATGCTGGGGTGGGAATGATGGAAGTCAAGATACCCACTAGCAAGATTCGTGAGGTTCTGGAGTCCTCTGGCTATGCGTATACGCCGGATAATATCGCGGCGGTACGCGCAAACATTCCACACTCCACACGTCTGACCTGATTCTGGCGGCATTGAACGCCACCGATTTACCCGACAAGCGGTTTGCTTTGCCACTGTTCTAAGGAGCTTTTCAAATGACCACTTACTATATGCAAGACAAGAATGACCATTACCGTTACACTCGAATCAGCAAGCCACGCGCCTACTGGGAGTGGCTGACCGACGCAGTGGAATGGCTGGTCAGCTGGCATGAGATCAACCCGTGCACGTTCCATCACTGCGGTTGGCGTTTCTGGCACTGGGTGTCCGCATGGGCCTACTGCGAGGCTATGGAAGGCGGCGATATTGCGGAGCAGTCCTATCTTGACTCATTTCGCAAGGTGGAGTATTCCGACAATGGCCGTGTGGCGGTCATCCGCGCCTATTGATTCCTGCCGCCTGGCGTTTTCCTCACTTCCGCTGGGCGGCATCCCATACCTATAAACCAAACCAATACTTTTTAGGAGATTATTATGAGCGCCACTATCAAACTTACGTTGAGCGACTACAGCGTCCGAGAACGCTTGGACGGCTGGTGGCGTATCCCTACGGTCGCCCAATACTTGTATCCCAATGGCGAAACCCAACAGTTCATGAACATGCTGGACGAACTGGACGGCGTGGTACACGATACTGAGGCACAGTATGAAGACAGGTTCTCGTTCGATGATTACGCTGATTTTCTTGAGAGTCTGGCACCTGAATATCGCAAGGCGTTTCCCATCGCGCCGGACGGGTGGAAACACAAGGCGGGTGAGATTTACATCTACTGGTAAAAATTCGGATACTATTCTATCCCAATATGGTATATGATTGATACCATCTGTTAACCGTTAAGGAGGTTGTTATGGGTAAGCTGGTCGCCAATATCGATGATGATGTCAAGGCGCGTGCCGCCGCGCTCTACGATTCCATGGGCATGAGCCTGAGCACCGCAGTCAACATGTTCCTACGCCAGTCTCTGGTGGACAACGGGTTGCCGTTCAGGCCGACGCGGCACACGCCGGACGGTTATCCGGTGCCGCCTGTTCACAATGCATACATGTTCGAGCGTTCGGAGAAGGGCCATGTGATACTGCCCGCCGATTGGGATGATTCGGAGGATGATGTCTATGACCAGTACGCCAAATGAACCGCGCCTGTATGACGTGTGGCTGATGTGGGTCGAGTTTCCCGACCATCCCGGTATCGGGAAGCCGCGTCCGGTGGTTATCACCGAGGTTGACGGCGATCTGGTGTCGGGTATCGTGGCGAAGATAACCGGCAACACTGATTGGGATGAGGCCGGTGACGTGCCGCTGCTCGACTGGAAGGCCGAGGGGCTGTTGAAGCCGTCACTCGTGCGCTGTTCGCAACGCTTCTACTTCAACAGGAGCGAACTGCTGCAATGGTTCGGACGACTCTCGTTGAGGGACGCGGAACATGTCAACGACGGGCTGGAAGCCACGTTGGACATTCCACCATACAGGCGGAGCGTATAGCCGTTATCGTTTTCATGGCCTCATTGACTTGTTCTATGAGGCCATTCTTATAGAAACCATCATTTAGAACCGCATCATAGGGCTTTCTATGGTGCGGTTTTCACATAAATCAGCATTTAGACGGGACTTTAGAGCTGTCTATTGTCCCGTTAATCGTTTTACCGGACAATAACAAGGGAGTTTCCATCATGGATGAAGAAACCGAAGTCTACACGATTTACCAGCGCGTGACGCAGATCGAGAAGCGTCACGTCACCGCGCCGAAAGGCTTGACGTTCAACCAGTTGAGCGACTGGGTTGACGAAAACGGCGTTGGAGACCTGTTGGACATTGACGAACTGGACAACGATATGGTCAGCGCCGATTACGAGGACGGCTCTCATGTCAAGAGAAAGTGGGCGAATTGATTACCGCAATCTACCGTTATGAGCGTTTCGACCCCGCCACCAACACCGAGTTGTGGCGGCGTATACCACGCTGGGAGCTGCGTCTCATATGGCTGAAGGCATGGCTTAAACGCGATAAGGCGGCTCGAATCTCTTACGGGGCTTGGCTGTACGCCAATGCTTCAGGCGGCGGGCAATGGTTGGCCGCTGACATGTTGGACTGGAATCAGGAGGTAATCAATGGACGCTGAACGTATGAGAGCCGCCTTGCATGAGGTGTGGAAATACTATGACGAGGCGGGGGAGAGCGGGGAGAACTATGTGCTTGCCCCCCGATAATCTCGCCAAGTTCGCCGCCAACCTATGCAAGGAATACGAAAAACACTGATACACTGGAGGCCACGGGACTCTCTTGTGGCCTTCTGGGAATTAGCGAACCAAGTACAAGAGGCATGATGTTTCGTCATGCCCGAATATTCTTTCAGGAGGAACTATCATGTCCATCAAAACCACCATCGTCCACATGCCCAGCGGAAAATGGCGTTTGGAAACCCGTCAAGGCGCATGGCCGATAAACCGCAATTGGAATGGGTTCAACACGTGGCCGGAATACGATCACAAGCCCACGAAAGAGGAAGTGGATGTGTTCGCACGTGAACTGTTCAAGGCCATGTTCGGTGTGGAGCCGATATTCATTGGTATGGAAGATGACGAATACGAATACGATTCACGTGCCGGTCTTTGACGGATAAGTGGAAAACGTGGGCCCGATTATACGAAAACATGCTTTTCATTCACTGAAACCCGTGAAGATCAATAAAAAATAGATTTTCACGGGTTTAAAGCTATGATAGGCGTGTTATAAGACGCCGCTGCCTCTCGTGGAAGCACACTAGGGCGGCATTCTCATGCTTGACCGACTACTTCAACGGAAAGTCGAATACCAGCTTATATCCGCTTGTAACCGGGCCTTCCACAGGTGTGAATGTGAGACTACCGTTGTCGTTTTCCGCGATCAGGTAATGATTCGTGCATTCCTCGTTCCATTGGACTTCCCATACCGCGTCGGTCGGAACCTTTTGGAGAAAATCATGCAGCTCGTCAATGGAGATTCTAACCGGCATGATTCTGGCGAGCGTGGTCTTATCCACCTTGACTGTGGCGATGGACTCCACGCTGTCATACGTTTTGATAGGCGTATCCTCTCTGGGGGTATCCGGTTCATCAATGATCGTTCCCACTGGTATGAAGTCGGGTGGAACGTCGGATAGGACACCCGTGAAAATATTGCATGCCAAGTCCATGTAACGCTTCACAGTTCCCCCTTGGCTTTTCTCGTGTAGTATTCCTCAGCAGACAACAGTTCCAGAATCGGAGTCTGCTTATTGACCTCCAACAATTCCTCCCATGTCATCCACGGATGAAGACCCGCCAGGGTCCCGCACCAAAATGTTTGATACGGTGCCTTGTCATCGTGTCCGAACAGCCAATTATCACTGCGGGGAGCATACCGTTTGATGATCCGTCCCCAACCGGTTTGTGACCCAAAGCGGATGCGCGCCCAGTATTCGCCCGGCAGTATCGGTTCCACGATACTCGGACGCGGCTTCTTCTTAGGTGCGGGACGAGTGGCGTAGGCGAAATCCTCCTCATAGACAACGAGAAACACCGAAACCGGTTCCTTTTCGACTCCCAGCTTCCATGTGGCTGAGACACCAACTCCGTCTCCCTCGACCTTAATCATGGAATGCCAATCAGTGCGGGACTTGAACCTGTATGTGTTCGTGCTGCCTTTGACGTGAATCAAATCGCCGGGCTTCAGGTCATCCCAGCCGACGCGAATCTTCTTGCTCACCTGTGGTCCTCCTTGCCGATATCGCTGAATCGTGTGTAAAGCCGGTCGTTCACGACATACGTGTTGTAATCATCCTGTTGGATGTACCACCAGCGTTTTTGATGGCCAGCCTTCAAATACTCCTCGCACGTGTGGTCGATAGTGTTGTCGGGGTTGACCTTCTGCCTGAACGACAATTCATCAACCACGTTGCTATCGGCCACGAGACCGGCTATCCGGTCGATACGCTCCGGCGTGAAATCGGGAGTGACCACGTACACGACACGCACCTTCTGACTGTCGAACCATTTGCGGGGCAATGCCAACGCCACGTCATCGGACAAGCTCGTGGGACGCATGTGATACACCACGCGGCTGAACCTGACCTGCTGCATGACTTGAGCCACGTTGCGTCCGCATTGGAAGTAGCTGGTGTGCATCTCGGTTTCCGTGAGCCAGTCTCCGGCCCTGTGTATCGCCTCCCGGTAGAAGGCGACACGTTTCGATGCTTCCGGCTCGCGCATGGGGAACAGGGGGTCTCCGCCGCCGCTGAAGCTCAGGAACCTCATGGGGTGGTGTTCGCTTTCATGGCTGATGGTCCGCAGCGTGGCCTGCATGTCTGTCACCGGCACGTTCAATCCGGTTTTCCTTACGATGCAGTAGGGGCATGTCCAATGACAGCCGAAATTCGTGATAACCGAATAATGTCCGTTCATTGTGTTTCTCCGATCAGTTGTTCCATTTCACTCACGTTGTCCTGCTTGCGTTTCAACGCCACGCAACGACGTATCCACTCGTGTTTGCGCTGATAGACGTTGGTTATCCCATCGTTGCCCAACAGTTCGTTGCATGAGCAGACAAGCTGGGGAATATCCGACTCGGTATCCGGTTGCACGGTGGGTTTCTCCCCGCAGACAGGGCATTCGGGAACTGGCACGGCAGCAATTGTCCTTAACAGTCTGCAACCGATATTCCACTTCGGAACGTCCTTGTCCTCAAACGGGGCAAACGAGAAGATACTCGCGGAATGATCGCACCACTCCGAGAGCAGCCACACGGAGTCTTCCTGACAGTAGTAGCGGATAAGGATGGCGTCGTATACATACTTCGGTTTGGGTGTGCGTCCGCAGATAGGGCATGGCTCCAACACCGGTGGCTTAGGTTCCGGCTTTTCGACCGGTTCCGGCTCCTCCAAGTGCAGCAGTCGCTTCAGCCAGTTCATACGTTCCTCGATTCCATCGACTCGTTGAACGCCTTCTGGAACGCATAAACCCCGGCTTTAACGGCCTTTTCGACGGAACCGTCGGGCGGCAGCGTCACTGTCACGTGCGCGCGTGGCTGCATGTCGTCGCCTATGAACACGCTGTCCGGTTCCAGTTCGCCCGCCACCGGGACTTCCACGGTGAACGTGGCTAGTTGAAGCGCCTTGGAGTACAAGCTCAATTCCACTTCCGTGGTACCAAGATTGATGCTCATTGAGTAATCTCCCTGTGTCCGAGGAACTTGTTGACGAAGAACGTCTGACCTTTGCCCGTGACTTTCGGCGTCTTGTTGATGGTCGTGTGACCGTCCGAGTGAACCACGGTGGTTTCCTTGATCTCGAACAAGCCCAATTCCATAGATTTCTGCGTGGGCATGTTGCGAGAGCTGCCGGTTTTCATCAGCCATCCGTTGTCCCTCAGCCACGCGAACAAGCGAGTGCCGCCAATATCCACGCCATTGCCTTTCAGGACTTTCGCCAAGTCGCCCACAAGGATGCTGGTCTTCGAGGTTTCCACAGCGTCAGCGAACAATGCCTTGGGACGCATCCGTTCGACCTGTGCTTGGGCCTTCTCTTTTTCCGCCCGCTCCTGTTTGATTTGCGTGGCAAGCCGGATAAGGAAGTCGGGTTCGGTGACTGCCTTTTCCAAAGTCGATTCGGTCATGTACGCACCATGCCTGCGAATCGATGGCAGCACCTCGTGCGTGACCCAGCGTTTGAACTCGCGGGCTTCGGGCTTGCGGCTGCGTAACACGAGGGAGTACAAGCCGGACTCGGACACGAAAACGGGTGCCTTGCCTCCGTTCTGGGCAATATCCGTACTACGGATATTGGTGATTTCATCGGCATCGAGGTATTCCCGAATATGGTTGGTGGCCGTACCGAGAATGGCGCATACGTCCGCTCCAAGGAACCACGGGTTGCCGTGTTCGTCGGTTAGGACACGCACCTGAATGCCGTTGAAGTCGAATGGTTGAATCTGGTTGCTCACTTGGTGTCTCCTTCCTTGGACTGGTTTTGCGAAACCTGCATGATCTCCCACACGTCCGCATCCTCCGACAAGCCGGACGCGAGACGGTAGAAGTCACTGAACCTGTAAAGCGGATTGCTGTACGCATCCTCGCTCTGCTGAGGCAACTGGCCTCGATGTATCCAACTGCGCAAAGTGCTGCGGTTCACGCGCATCCCGCACGCCTTGATGATGTCCAACAGTTCGCCACGGGTTCTCACCGCCTCCGATTGGAGGAGACGTTTCACCCGTTCCGCCCTGATAAGGGCTACCGGCATACTGAAACCGCATTTCGGGCATTTCGCCGTCTCCGCGTCCGCATAGCAGGAAAGCTGACCCAAGCACTTGTCGGCCGGGCATGGCCCGTACAATACGGTTTCCCCGTCATCGTCCGTGAGGAAACGACGCAGCTTGCGTGTCAGACTGTGAACCAGTTCCGCATACACAGGGGTGCTGGAATGCTCCACGAGTTTCGGATGATCGGCGATACGGCGAACCATGTCCGACAGTGGCGTGGACTCGGGCAGATTGATTTTCAGACTGCGCACCCACTCGTACAACGTGCCTTGCAACCCCGGATAACCGTGGTCATCGTCCGCGTACAGCAGATCATGCAGGGCCTCGCGCAACGGTGCGGGCGCAGTGCCGGATTGACCGCCGCCACCGTTCTTGTGCCCGTAGGCGCGGTTGATGCGATACTCGCACAGGTCGGGCAGACTGCGGTCCAACCATCGCAGGTCGCCGGTCAACTGGCTGGCGTGCTTGTCGCACAGGAGATTCAGATTCGGTTCGACGCCATGTCCGATAAGCGGCGACGGCGCGTCGGTGACGATATCCCGCCAGCAACCGTGGTAGCGGCAGAGCCTCGTGTTTTCAGTGGAAAAAGACAATAGTAACCTTGACCTTCGGTTTTTTTGAAGGTCTCGGACGTGTCAGCAACTCTTAATTATGCCATCAAACCGGTCATTGTTCAGCCGGACGGCGTGTCGCCAGAACCTCGTCCAATGTCACGCCCAAACCCGGATTGAAACCACTGGACTCACGCCGGCGCTTGGGTTTCGCGGGCGGCAAGCGCAGCGGGTCACGCGCGGCCAACGCCACCTGTCGAGACTCGTCCGAGGAACGGCCCATCATGCGCTGCCGGCGATACAACCACGCCTGATCTTCCACTAGTCCCAGACGTTCGCACTCCCGGCCTATCTGCGCTTCGGACGGTTTCGCACCGTTGCGCAGCTTGCGGACGATGCCGTTGATGTCGCCGGAACCACACCAGCGACCAGTGCTGTTGTCCGCGTAGAAGCGTCGAACGGCCTCACGCGCCTCTGCTGCCGTGATATCCGAACGCAGTTCCGAATGAAACGCATCAAGCTGAACATCATCCCACTGAGCGTTGCCGTGATGCGCGTTAATCAGCGACAACAACGCCGCCGCCTCACCCTTGCTGAGCATTGAAACCTCCCTGCGAGTATCGGGCACGCTCCTCCTCGGTCATGTACTGCCATGTCTTCGCCATGTTCGCTTCGAGATTCTGCTGACTGCGGGACTTGACCGGCTGGACTTGCCGGGCCCTTGGGGTCTCCGGTTTGGGTTTCTCCCAGTTGCGTGCATACAGTTCCCCGCCGA